GTGCGACAAGTATTTTATTTCGTGAAAATTTCTTCAAGATTTTCGTTAATATGGGTTTGATAACCATGTGTTATATTTATAAGTGTAATAGTGGTCTTATTTAATTAAATCCACTAATAACATATAATAATTCTCCACCTCAATAATTGACACGTTGTTGTATCTCTGAGCTGTTGCTTTAATCAATAAAGCTTAATCATACCAATTTAACAAGTCTAATTTCAAATTTTTTTCCTCATTGATTTATTACATTTCTGGAGTTTTACCTATTTAGGACATATAGGACATTCTTCTCGATTCAAAATTTTCTTTTGTTATCTCATGACATCCATTAGTTATTTAATATCTGTGGTACATCCTTATGTAGTCAGGTCCCATACCCAATCTTCCATCAATATTGTTATAACATATCATAGAACAGAATGAACCGCCATTCTCAATCACAAATTCTTTACTATTCATATTAAATTCGGTTGCAATCTACAATTTCAACCCAAATATATCTGGTTTTCTCTTAAAGATCATCAACATATCATCACCTAAGAATAAACCTCTTAATAATAAATGCAGATTTTTCTTAACAAATTTTGCATGTACTTACATATTTGTAATTAGATTACCAACTGCAGTGGTTGCTTAACCTGTCAACCTCATTGCATCTCTAACACCAGTCATATATTTGCCTTTAAATCTCCAATTTTTGTGTACTGATTTCCATATGTTAATCAATTGTTGAGGTACTCCCAACAAAAGATACATTCGCATTTCCACCTCAATAATGTCATCATCTGTTTATCTGTCTTACTTGGATAGATCATTTTCAAACATCACGCCTTGCTCAGTTTATTCAAAAATTTATGCTAATTCTTGCGGTGTCATGCCGTCTGCATATTTAAATGTATCACTTAGCAATTCTTTTAACCGCCTTTTGGCTTCCATAAAAACACCACTAAATAAGGCAGCAACTGCATATCGTTACCACATTATAGTTCTCGCTTTTTGTTATTAAAAACTTGTAATTATATCATCAAATTTTGTTAATGATTCAGTTTTCAAATGTACTTTAATTTCTTTTATAGGTCTAGTAGTTAACTCATCATCCATCAATCTTTTTAACTCAGCTGTTTTCATTTTAATGTTGTCATGTTCACATAACCATTTTTAAACATTTTCCGGCTCAATTAATATTGGATTTTGTTAATAATATAAAATTTGATTATTACAATTTTTGGTGAAATATGCTTCTTTTATTGTTTGTATCATTACGTCATGATCCAAGTGCACTTTTCTCACTCTTTCTATTGTATATAATCTTGATATAGTTGATTATAATTCAGCATAAGATGTTTTAGTAAGGACTGGTCTAGACACTTCTGGGTATTATGTCAAAGTGTATTTTGTTTATTTACCCATTCGTTGTGGTATTTCATGTGATCTCAGTTCACCTTCATTAACTTTAGCTTGTAAATTTAGATTATCAAATAGATCTTATGTTTTAAACAATTACA